ATAGTTCCCCACGCGGTCGCCTCATTGCCTCGAAAAGGTTCAGCCATTCCACACTTTTTCAATAGAAGCTTTGCAGGCGTTTCATACTTGTTCACGCCTATAGCCGTGGCCGCATCCGAGGCGGTCAGAAGATTGCCACGTAATTTTAACCACTCTTCTGACCTCTGTTCTGCATACTCTAACTCAATCAGCCTTTTCACATTAGGATGCATTATTAAATTATACACTTCTCACTCTTTTAAGCCAGACCCTGTCTTTTAAAGTGTTCTATTCTCTGAAAAAAGTGTTTCGCAGCTTCTTGTTCGGCGTGTTTTTTACTCTTCGCGGTACCTCGACTTACATACTTATTATCAATATATACATCGATGTAAAAAATACCATCTTGGTGACCAGCGACACGATATTCGGGGAGTTGATGATTGTTCACTTGGCAATGACGCATGAGATGATCCTTAAAGTTGTCATCAATCATTATAGAATTCAAGTCAATCATATCCGGGTTTGTATAAATCCGGAGTACGAATTCTTTGGCATGGAGGAGACCGAGATCCATGTAAAGAGCTCCGATCAGCGCCTCAAAAACATCTTCCAATATCTTTGGATTGTTATTCCATCCATTTCGCATACCTTTTTCATCCATGATAACCAATGCTTGTAGTCCCATCGTTTTGGCTATACTAGCTAGTGTTTCACCACGAACCAACTTTGTACGAGCTTTCGTGAGGAAACCTTCTTGACGACTTTCATACCGATCAAACAAAAACTTAGTGATGACAAACCCGAGGACCGAGTCACCAATAAATTCCAGTGTTTCAAATGATTCAGTAAATTGTTCATACTCTTTTAGTGCCGATTTATGCGTAAAAGCCTTTTGGTACAAATCAAGGTTTTTGATCTTTGTACCAACAAGTTGTTCTATTTGTTCTTTCGTAACGAAAGTAACCATCTTGTTATTCTTGATATGTTTTATTTTTTTAAGCCTTTTCCTTCTTGATGTAATGAGGGGAAAGGTACTTCTGGAGGTTGAGGTAAGTTACCACAACGTCAGCTGGGGGTGCGAGAAGAACCCGAAGTGTCTCGTCGAGGATGATCTGGCGACCGTTCTCGGGATGCTTGAGACCCTTTTCGAGGATGTACTTGTTGATGAACTTGGTCACCTCTGAACGGGAAATGAGCTCCTCACCTGGGAGAGCAAGGAATTCCCGCAACTTAGGCGTGATTTCCTGCTTTCGGTTAAATCCATTATTCTCTGCACGCTTCTTCGCCTTTTCACCATCGGGATCTTCTTGGGTATTCTTGATCTTACGGATAAGCTTGGTGAGGGTCTTCACCTCGGAACGAAGAGCAACGATATCGGTTTGAATGGTTTCAAGAGACATTATATCTATCTTACTCACTTAATCTTTAAGTCATGGAACACGAGAAAGAATAATGTGATTATCGTAAAGAAACCGAACAGGTAATCGCGGGTAAAGAACCTAGAGTCCTTTTTCTTATTAAGGTTGGGCCTCTTTATAATTCGGAAAGGTTGCCCAGAACATCCACCAGCACAGCACGCGCTCGGGCATGGAGAAATATTGGGTCCCCTCCTCGCACCACAGAATTGCTTCTTCGTACCTTTGTACATGTAGCATCTACATTCGTCTATAATGCCACAGTCCATAATATTATATCACAATATAATAATGGATGATAAGATTTACCCAAAAGAGACCATTGAAAAATTCATCAATGATAATTTACTTTTCAAAGATTCAAAACTCAAAAAATATTTCGATCGTGATGAACCGAGAGATTTGAGGAAGTTCAGGGACCGTGTCCACAGTACATATCCTGACAAAGAGTTTGAGAAGATGATTTATGTTTTTGTCACAGATTCTATCCGTGATATCATCCTTCAAACGACTGGAGAACTGACGGAATTTCTCAAATCGTCTGGTGATCTCATTATAAGTGGTGGAGAAGCTTTCAATATGTATGTAGAATTCAAAGATCGTATAGTCACGAGTGACATCGATGCGAAATTTGTCCCTCACATGAAAACGAATGCGAAATACTTTGGGAAACTCCAGGCTTTGAAACTACTCTTATGGAATAAACTTGGGGAAATATCCAGTCGCTTAAATACACGAATTAAAAACCGTATATTGGCTCAGAAGGGTAAGTTGACAAAGTTCCTTGGTGTGGGATTCAAAAACAAGGGACCGTACGTTACCAGGAGGTACACACTCATCAAGAAAAAGAAAACTAGGGGGGATAACGACCCAGGGAAAGGTGATGTTTTTATTGATGTGGAGTTATTCGCATTGGATCTCAATATCAGGTATTTATCACCAAAAACGGGTAAAATTCAAGATTTCACGATGGGTGGCATCTTAGATATTCCATTCATGCGCCCAGATGAGTTTGGTTCGGATGTCGCCTTGACGAAAAAAAGGGGAATTACATACCGTAACGCCAACACAGGAAAGATGATTGTAAATAACAAAATCTCCGTCGCGAGTAAAGAGTTCTTGATTGGGGACATCTATCTCATGCATAAACTCAAGTTGCGACCAGAAAAGAAAGAAAAGGATCGCCAACGTCTCATAAAACTTGGAAAAATGTTTAATAAGAGTGTGAAACTGAGTGATTCTATTGATGATATATTCAAAAAGGTTCGTAACAAGATCAAAAAGGTACCCACAGTGCGCATCAAATCCGGAAATGTTAATATCAAGAAAGCATCTGGTGTTAACCCACGAAACTACAGTAAATTTACAACAGAACCCCTAAAGGAACGTTTATCTAAGCAGTTGGTACATGGTATTAAGACAGTTACACAGGGCACAAAAGTTGGAAACAATTACGAAAAATCGTCAGGGAACAAACGTTTCAATGTGGAGACACTCAAATGGAAAACTATCACTAATAAGTCATATGTGAAAAATGAACAAAATTACAGGCCAAAGAATGCGCAAAAGTTCAATAAAAGTCTCAATATCAAGAAGACCCTGTATGGGTACAGGGGAAACAGAAATGATTGGTTATCTAAATCAATTCTCGACAAGGCATCTAATATACCATTTGTTGGGTTAAAGAAATGAAACACAAATAGAGTATAAATGATTTTCGATACCCTCACCAAAGGTGAAGATGGCCTCCGTTCTGTAAAAGTTCGTAATGATAATAAACGTAAGGTTTTCGTTCAGTTGAATGGTGTTAAAATCTCAGACATTTCCGATGACATTCTTATTGACCTCGTATCCGAGGTGAATGCTGATAAGATCAGAGTAATCGATTCTGAAAATGTTACAGCCGCCCAAGAGAATGCGGTTGATTGGTTTGGTAAGGAGTTATCTGAAGATGTTATCAGGGGAGCTTACACACATAGTGCATCGGATAACCAGTTGAGATGCGATCGTATCGATGTCACCAAGATTTTCAATTCTCAACAGGAGGCTGTAGATTTTGAAACTCTCCAGAAGGATAAGTCGTGTGATGTGATTCTCGAATTTTCTGAACTTTGGTTCGCCAAGAAGTCATTCGCTTGCACATGGAATCTTGTTCAGGTCAGGCTTCACCCAGAGCCAATCATTGATACATACCCAGACGAATATGCATTTGTCGATGACGAATAAAAAAAATTTGTTACTAATATATAAAGATGATCGCTAATATGATTAAGCGTCACCAGTCTAAGATACTTACTCTCGTAGCTATTGCCGTTGTTGTCTACTTACTCACTACCCTTAACAAGACTTCCGACTACTCCATCAATGAGCGTGAGTATGTCGGCTTAGGTAGTGGTTCGGCCATCGGGCCATCTGCCGCGCCCGTGAACGGTGGTATGCAGAAGGGTACCGGCCTCGCCTCCTCTCTCCTCCCCCGTGAGGTTGCTTCTGAGGAAGATTTCGGTCAGTTTGCCCCAGAAGACATCCTCAAGGGTCAAAACTTCCTTGAGCCCCGCGCCCAGATTGGTTTCCCCGAGACTGTCGGTGGTGCCCTCCGTAACGCCAACCAGCAGATCCGTGCGGACCCCCCCAACGCCAAGGATCCCTTCGTGTGGAACAACTCCACCATCGTCCCCGATCTCATGCAGCGCAGTTTGTGTGCTTAAAGATTAAACTATAGAAATAACATATGACTTCGGTTGGAACTGACCTTTCAGGTAACGTTTCCAAGCTTGTCGAACTTTCCAAACAACTTTCTGAAGCGAAAGCTGATATCAAAATCCTCAATCAAGAAGAGAAGCGTCTCAAGGAAAATGTGAAGAAGCACATGATTGAACAGGGTATTGATACCATTAACCTCAGGAAAGGTAAAATCAGCCTTCGTAAATCTGTTCGTAAGGGTAGTATCAATAAATATGCTATCAAAGATGGACTTTTGAAATTTTTCGGTGGTGACGAAGCAAAGGTTGAAGGAGCCTTAAATGCCATTAAAGATGGTCTTAAAGTAAAAGAATCAACTTCTCTCTCATTAACCGGTTTAAAAGATAAGCCCGAGAAAGAAGATAAGTAACTAACCATGGTTTGGAGCCAATATGTATACGAAGCCACCAATGGATTTGATCCAGACGTCAGCGATGACGAAGGGTTCAATAATGAACACACTCCTCTGAATATCGAAGACTGGGAAGTCGAATACTCAGATGAATTACAGTACATGTGGAATACTATCAGGACACTCCTATACGATGCACACATTGAACACACAGGGACATTTTGCGACTTTGTCGAGTTTTGTTATGAGGAGCACGACTCCCCCCAGGAGGGGGTCACATGTGACTATCAAGAAGAGATGATTCTCATTCATGTATGGAAAAGTCTCAGGCGCATCATAAATGATAATAGACTCCATGAGGATATGATGCGAGGTGTTACCATCGACCATTTCGTTGATTTTGCTAAAAATTATATGCGTATATATTAAATGTTACCGGATATCACATCGCAAAAAGTTGCGATCCCTGCTGCTCTTTTTTTATCACTCAGCCCAGGTCTTCTTCTGACTACCGATGGCTCAAAAATGTCTTTCATGAACAGGAAAACTGGTCAAATGCCTGTATTTTTCCACGCTCTCGTGTTCTTTCTCGTATACAGCCTAATTGCCAAAACAATGGGTATCGTACTCACCAAGACAGATCTACTCGTTACAACGGCTCTGTTCATCTTACTAAGCCCTGGTCTCCTGCTCACAATTCCAGCGAAATCGGGAGGTCTCTTCGCCTCTGGTCAGACGAGCGTACAATCGGTGTTAACGCACACCGTTGTGTACGCCTTGGTGTTTGCGATATTGCGTCGCCAATTTCCTCAGTTCTATTAGATAGGGATATGAAGTACCTTATTCTGGGACCAGCGTCAATGGGACTATTTTCATTGATTGGCGCCCTAAAAACGCGAGAGTCTCAACTTGTCAATGTCAAGGAAATTTCAGGGTCTTCCGCTGGTGCAATAATAACTTTATTTTTGGCTATGGGGATGTCAGTAGATGAAATTCTAACCACGTCATTATCCATTAATATCCCCAATTTTGTTAAGATACGTTTGGGCTCCTTTTTTAACAAATTTGGATTTGTTGATATGGCTCCTATCCGTAAAAAGTTAGTGGAAATATGTGGTTCTGACCCTACATTCAAAGAAGTCGATATGAAGATATACATCTCGGCATTTTGTATGAATACATCAGAAACTGTGTATTTTTCAAAGGATACGCATCCAGATATGAATGTTATTGATGCCGTGTGTATGAGTATGGCGGTACCTTTCATATTTGCGTGTGGTAAGTACGAAGGTCAAACCTACGTCGATGGAGGTATGAAAGAGGAATTTCCATTGACACCATTTTTTGATAAAAAACCACACGAAGTTACGTGTATTAAAATTAAGATGAATCGAATGTATCAAGACGATATTCAAACACCAAAACAATTCGTTGAAACCCTTGTGCGTTCAGCACTTTCTAATCGGGTCACCTACGATACACCAATAGAAATACTCGAAATCAATGTCGAAGATACAGATGTTTTTGATTTCAACATGAGTTATGAAGAAAAAATTCAATTATTTAACAGAGGATATCTGACTACTTAATCACTTTTTTTTTGTTAGTTTAAAATATATGACAGACCCGTGTAAAAAGAGCACGAGCGTTAAAGTTCTCCGGAATGTGGTTAAAATCAGAACCGGGAAAACAACCAAACTAACAAAAAAGAAGATTTGTGAAGCATACACCAATATCCAGGAAGGGAAAATGCTGTTGCCACCCCTTATTCTTACTCCAGATAGAACATATCTACTGGATAAGAAATCACCGTTTGATTCGAATGATTATGAGAAATTGTTTGATACATCTTCGAGTAGAATAGTTTTAAAGAATTTAGCTGAAAAGATCAATATCAAGAAGGTTGAGGCGTTGACTAAGAAGCAACTCACTGATACAATTCTAAAACGTCTTCAGTTTTTGAATATATCAGAACCCATCAAACTTGGTAGAAAACAAACTTCTATATCGTCTCCAGTCACAGCAGTGAAAAGGATTACACAACAACGTCCCTCAGCAGTACAAAGTACAGCAGCGAAAGTTGTATCGTTTTTCAAAGAACCCACAGCAGTGAAAAAGACCCCCACAGCAGTGCAAAGTACAGTAGTAAAAGTTGCACCTGAACAGGTTAAGGTTATATTAGGTAACAGAAATTATGACCTATTATTTGATCCGAAAACTAAGAGAGAAGAACTTCTTCGGATAGCCACTAAGGTTGGTGTAGAGAACGCGGATAACATGACAAAAAAGGAATTAATTGAAGCGACCACAAAACGTTTGAGATTTATGAGTAATCGAGGTTTAACCTCGAAAAATATAAAAAGCGGCGCGAAGGTACCATTTTTCCCCAAACCCTCTAATCAAGCCCCACCTATGACAACCCCTGCATTTTTACAACAAAAACCGGGTAGTGTTAGTGCTCCCCCAACCGGTGGGCCTCCAGGTGGCGTACCAAATTTGTTAAAAAGGCGAACGGTAGTGCCAGTACCCCAACTCCCCCCGATGCCAGGTCCACCACGACCCAATAATGTGAGGCCCAACACTTCTAACACTGGAACCGGTAACAACAACGTGAGGCCCAACACTTCTAACACTGGAACTGGAACTGATAACAACAATGTGAGGCCCAACAACAACGTGAGGCCCAACAACAACGTGAGGCCCAACAACAACGTGAGGCCCAACAACAACGTGAGGCCCAACACTACTAATAGTGGCACCGGTAACAATAATGTGAAGCCTAATAATGGTATAGGTAGGAATAATAAACCTACGACCAATGTGCCTCCTAAGAAGGGTAAAAGCTTCTTCAATTATTTCAAAGGTGGTAAGAAGAAGAATGTAGTTCCTACATTAGAACGCCAAGATGCAATGAAAAAGAAG